ACTACCACCTCCCGATTTCGATGCCGTCCGGTGGCGGCGTCCAAGAGTTCTCGGCACGCACCGACCGCGACTACCACCTCCCGATTTCGATGCCGTCCGGTGGCGGCGTCCAAGAGTTCTCGCTCGGCCCTCCTCCAGGCTGGCACATCGGCTCTCTGAGGTTCGGGAGCACCGCCGTAGCGGGCACCGCTTTCACCGGCTGGACCTGAGAAGGCTGTCGTGAGCATCTTCGCCGACCTGACCCCCTCAACCGGTGTTGAGCGTCGCGTCGACCTCGGCGACGACAAAACGCTCCTGTTCATGGACGACGGACGCGTCTTGTTCCGGCACCACTGCCTGACCGGGCGGGCCGGTGATCCTGAGCGGCATCCGATCATTAACGCCGCTGCCCTCCGGCACACAATCGTGTCAGATGACCCGGTGACGATCGCCCCGTCGATCCTGTGCGAATGTGGTGCCCACGGGTACGTGACCGACGGCCGATGGGTCGACTGCTGACAGGAGACGTTCATGGACGCTGGCGAGGTATTCCGCAAACACGGGGCACCGAAATGCTGGACCACCCCCGGTTCAACCGTCGACGGGATCGGGTTCACGCTCGGTCACGGGTCGTGGCCCGTCTTCGATGCCCGCCAAGCGACCACACGCCGGGCGATCGTCCGAAACCCCGCCGTCCTCGACGAACCCGCACGCTGGACCGGCACCTGGCAGCCCCGACACCTGACCGGCATCTGGTTCATCGACTACTTCGCCGGGATCGCCGAAGCGAACAAGCAGGTTGGCATCCCCTGGAACCCCGACTGGAAAGGCCCCGGTGGCACCCAACCAGCCGCAGCGGACAACGGGATCATCATCACAGACGTCGACGGGTCGTGGTGGGAACTCCTCGGCATGGCCCCGGCCTCCTGGCCTCAACCGTCGGGCGCTTACCGCGTCGACGGATGCTCCCACCTTCGCCCAGGCGACAAGGTCCAGGGGTCGCAGGGGCCGTGGCCGAAACTCGACGGACTGCTGCGCCCCTCCTGGCTCACAGGCCCGTGGCCCGGCCCGGTCCGTCTGGTCGGATTCAACGTCGCGTACGGCCCCGGAGCGAAAGCGGCACCGGGGGCTCGGGTCGAGCACCCGCGACCCGGCCTCCCTTCCGGGTACGCGGTGGCGTTGCCTTCGGGGGACGACCCGCGGATGCTGCGCTGTGGTCAGCCTCTCAAGGTGCGGATCACCGACCAGCGGATCGAAGAATGGCTCGACTCCGAGCTGGTGCCGCTCAACTCGACGCTCCGCGTGTCGAAACGGTGGGCGGCGATCGGGATGCGAACCCACGGGATGCGCCTGTCCGAAACAGGCACCGGGCCGCCGATCCTCGAATCGTCCGGCGGGGCAGTCGATGCCGCCGAATGGAAAGCCTGCGGGATCTCCACAGAAGCGGACGCCAACAACCTGTGCCGCAACCTGTTCCGCTTCGGGGAACTCGTCGCAGCGTGACCCTCCTGCCCGGAACGGGCCCCGGTGGTACAGTCAGACCGCCCATAGCGGCCCACAACGTCGCTTCAGTGCGGGAGGACAACCAGTGACTTCATCAGCCAGCACGCGAGGATGGGGTCCCGGTTGGCCAACGAACCGTTCACGCGACATGGCACGCGTCACCGCACCGTCCGGCGCACGATGGGACGTGCACCGCGACGTCGCGCCGATCCTGCAACGGATCGTCAACGAGGCGGAGCAGCGCGGCTACCGTTTCCACAAGGGGCCCCGCGATGTCCCCGACGACTGGGGCTACTCGAATCGGCCGATCCGAGGCACCCGCGTGCCGAGCAATCACTCATGGGGCCTGGCCATCGACATCGACGCTCAGGACTACCCGCAGGGCCAGCGCCGCAAGGTGCCGCCCGCATGGCTCATCGACCTGTTCCGCGCCTACCGCTGGGAATGGGGTGGCGGATGGTCCTACGCCGACCCGATGCACTTCGAGTTTTCGGGCACCCGCAACGACGCTCGCCGAATGGTCGCGATGATGACCGCCACCCCACCGCCCTACACGCCGCCCCCGACTCCCGCCCCGTCCCCGCTGCCGATCCGGTCACAGATCGCCGTCGGGGCCCAGGGTAGGCTCGTCGAGATCGCCCAGTGGGAACTGGCCGTGATCTCCGGTGCCCAGTTCACCGGCGAGGTCGGGGTCTATCTCGGCCGTGTCCGTGACGCTGTCGCCAACCTCGGGAAGATCCTCGGCAAACCGTGGGACGGCACGATCATCGGCCCCGACCAGTGGGCAGCCATCGACTTCCTCTACCTCTCCAAGGGCCACCAGCCCGTCACAAGCTAGGAGCATCACCATGACCGAGCCCGTCCACCCCACCGTCGCCGGTATCGGCACGTCGATCGTCCGCACCCTCGTGCCGCTCATCGTCGGCGCACTGATCGGCGCTGCCGCGAAGGTTGGCCTTGACCTCGACGACGGCGCGATCGCCTCAGCGGTGACCGTGATCGTCACCACCGGGTACTACGCGCTCGTTCGCGTCCTCGAAACGAGGATCGGCCCGGCGTGGGGCTGGCTCCTCGGCGTCGCCAAGCCTCCGCAGTACGAGACGCCGCCCTACGGCGACTGACCCTCGCGGAACGCCCCGCCGCGTCCCGCCCCGGCAGCACCCGAACCGGTAGGTTGAGCACATGGACCCGTGGATCACAGCAACCGACGTGCTCGCCGACCGGGCGTTCTGCAACCTCGACCTCGAAGACGAAGACCTCGTCGACCGCGCCACCGATGCTGCGGCGGCGGCGTCGGAGATCCTCAGCCGCGAATCCGGGTACACGATCAGAGGGGTTCGCACCGTCACCGTGTGGCCGCGAACCACCGAAGCGTGGGACCCCACAGTTCTCGTCCGCCCCTTCCAATCGTCCTACCCGGCCCCCTGCCCAGTCACCGAAATCACGTTGGAATGGCCTGTCGTCGCCATCGTAAGCGTCACGGTTGACGGCGACACCCTCGTCGCCGGAACGGACTACCGGGTCGAGAACGACCGGTTCCTCGTCCGCCTCCCCGACGACGGGCAGCAGCGATACTGGCCGTACTCGTGGGTGAACAACGGGGACTTCACCGTCACCTACCAGTGGGGCGTCAACCCCGAACCGTGGATGAAAGACGCCGCCCTCGAAGTCGCGGTCGCCCTGCTCCGCGAAGACGTCAGCTCGGTCCCCGCCCTCGCTGCGGGGGTGGACAGCGTCAACCAGCAGGGGACCAGTTTCCGCATCGGGCGCGGCGGTGACAGCCTGCGCGAACGGGCCACACCGGACACGTTCCCCCACCTCGTCCGCTTTTTGAAGCTCGTGAACCCGTCGCAGGAAACGATGCCCACCTACGCGTGGTCACCAGACCTGGGCCACGAACTCCGCTCTACCTGAGGTGACGCCCGCACAGCGGCCACGGGGCGTGCCCACGGGCCTCGAACAAGGCGTACGCCCGCCTGTCCTGCTCGGCGGGTGAAGCCGCCGCAGGGTCCCCTGGGGGCCCGTAGGCGGCCCAGGTGCGGCGATCGAACTGGTATGCGCCACGGTACTTCCCCGACCGGGACACGGCCGTGTAGTCGCCGCCAGCCTCACATTCTCGCAGCGACTCCCAATCGGCCCCGGAAGGGCAGGCTCCACCGCGGCACGGGAGCGGCGGCGGGGGGGCCGGGCAACCGGAAAGCAACAGCATCGTAACCGGAACAAGGGCAAACCGAAGCCACCGATGGTGCATGATATGTGTCTCCTGACCAGAGGAATATGAGAGCGGCCCCGGCAAGGGCCGCTCTCAGCGTATTCGACCGGTCAGCAACACAGGGTGGACCCTCGGAGGAGGGTCAGGTCGCCTTCTTCGCCGGGGCCTTCTTCGCCGGAGCCTTCTTCGGTCCAGGGTCACCGGGCTCTTCCTGCTCCCCCGCCCCTCCGGCATTCAGAGCCCGCGCCGACGGCGGACCGCCCGGCACGGCCTCCTCGGCGAGACGTTCGGCAGCCTCAGACGAGCCGTTGATCAACTCCTCCTGGGCGGCCTCGACGGCGGCGGCAGCAGCGGCCACATCGGCGGGCACAGCCTCTCCGGCGAGGCGCTCGGAGACAGCATCGACATCAGACATGGGAGGATTCCTCTCAGACGGAACTGGTGGTGCAAGCGAACAGTTGGACCGTCGAATCGAACGCCAAAGCGACGGTCCCCTCGACGGTCACATACACGTCGTTCAAATCGAAATCGAAATCGTCACCCGTCTGCTCGGACGTGACCCCATACGACTTGTGGCCGAACGGCTGAGCGCACGCGTACAGGGTGACGTCGGCGGGCTGCTCGTCGAGAGTCGTCAGCTCGGCCGCCGAAATCGCCCCCGCCGAATACACCAGCCGGTTCCCGCTCGGAAGCACATAGTCGTTCTCCGTGTACGCGGTGAACCGTGGCGACACCAGCGGCGAAGCGACCACGTAGCCGCGCCGCTGACCGTTCGTCGCCCACAGGGCACGCTCCAACAGCCCCACCGCAGCCACCAGGGGGCAATCCCCACCAGGGCTGATATCAACCACCGTGGCGGTCGAAATCAGGCGGCGCACCACATACCCTTCGAGGCCGTCCTCGAAATCGGCGATCGTCTTGTCTCTCAGCTCGGCGTACGTGCCCTCCCCGCCCGAGAACTTGCGGCGAAGATACGGGGTTGTCACCACAGCGTTCCTGAACGAAGGCGACGACGTCGACACCTTGGTGCCCTCATCAACCCATTCGCGCAGCGTCGGGTTCGTGACCCCAGGCTGGTACTTCGCCCCACTGATCGACCGCTGGGCGTCCAGCGGACTGCCAACCCAATCAACAACCGACAGCAGGCCGGGAAGCGTCGGCGTACGGGTCGGGGTCGGGATCGTTGGCTGCTGGATGTCGAAGCTCATTCCCTACTCCTAGCGCACAAGAGCCGGGAGCATCTAGCTCCCGGCTCCCGTCACGATCATCCGACTACGCGGCGGTCACGAAGTCGTAGGTTTCGCCGTCAAGCTGGACGTTGACCGTCACCTTCCGGGACTCAGGACCGAACCGCATCAGCGACAGGAACTGCTCCGTCCACAGGGCTGTGTGGTCGTTCGTCTCGTTCAACGTCGAATCCCGGTGGAGGCCAAGGTCGAGGCTGCCGCCCTTCCCGGTCACCCAGGTGCCAGACGGATAGACCAGGAAGTCAACCTTCCCGGCGGTCGCTGACTCCCACGTCTTCGACGCAGACGGGAGTGCCTGCCAGTCGTACAAGAACTGGGGGCGGATGTTCCGCTCGAAGAACCAGGAGCGGATCACGTCATCGGATGCGACGCCGATGCCGTTGAACCCGGACCGGCGAGACATCGTCGCCCGGATCGCTCCCAGAACCCAGTCGGGGAACACGGCATCGACAACGGTGTTGAACCCCATCCGATACTTCTCGCGAAGTTTCGTTGCCTGCTGCTCGGCGACGTCCAGCAGGACCGTCGCCGCATCCCCGCCCGCGTAACCGGTCGAGAAGTCCAGAGCAGTCGACGCTGTCGCGATCGCAGCGATACGGATGCGGTTGATCTCATGCTCGTGAGCAACGGGGGCGAGGCGCATCCACCGGGCGGTCAGCTCAGGGAACGCCCGTGCGGCAAGGTTGCCGTGGTCGAGGGCGACACCGTAAGCGGCGAGACGCACATCGGTCCACGTCGGAGCCGGGATCTTGTACCGGGTCTTCACGGTGCTGGCCGGGGTGATGTCGGTCGTTTCGTCCCACACCCAGAACGCCGCCGCTCCGGTCGTGATCGCGTCGCCGATCTGCGGTCCGCCGTTCGTGATGTGGCGGAGTCCGCCGCGGTTCACGCCGACGGTCGGGGTGTCGAGCAGACCGGCCATCGTCTCCGGCTCGAAGAACGCGTAGCTGATCTCCGACGGGGTCATCCAGCCGCCCGAAGCGACCAGGGCTTCCGCCCCCTCGTTCTGGCCGCGAGAGATCAGTTCGGAGATCATCTCCGAGTTCTCGGCGGGGTCGTCGCCGAGCGTCACGTCTTCGGTGGTGTCGAGACGGGCGATCAGGCGGGTGTCGCCGTCCTGCATCGTGCGAGCGACCTCGTGGTACACCTCGGCGAGATCGACCGACGAGGCGAGTTCCTCGCCCGAAGAGCGGGTCGCCGTCGAAGTGACGAGACGGGTGACCCGCTGGCGAGCCGGGGCGTCGACCTCGACGACGGGGTCGTGTGCGGCGAGTTCCCCTGCCGACACTGCCGCGGGCTCGTCGGTGTCCTCGGCGACGACCTCGTCTGCCTCCACGTCCTCGTCGTCTTCCACATCATCGTCGTCTTCAACGACGGTGGTAGCGGCGAGGTGGGCGGCGAACCGATCCACGACCGCCGACGTGATCGTTTCCGTCAGGCCCTCGATCGACTCGCGACGATCAAGTTCGGCCGTAACAGCGGTGAGGGAGACGGCGTTCTCGCGGTCGTCGCTGGACAGCTCTTCACCCCGCACCACGGCGGTCGTGACCGCCTCCTGGAGCTGAACTTCCAGAGAGGCGAGGTCCTCACGGGACAGTTCGCCGAGGCTGGTGGGGATCGTGATCTTCATCGCTGTGGACCTCCGTAGCGGGTTCTGGTCGGGGACTCTAACTAGGCATCGAGTGGGCGGCTAGAGGCGGGCTCCGAGTCGGGCTTGGGGAGCCGGAACGTGACGACCCTTCCAGAGGGGCTCGTTGCCACGCTCCGCTGGCCATCCGGCTCGACCGTCCACCCGGCCGCCGTGAGCGCGGCGAGGAGCTTGAGGGCCCGTTGGCGCGAACGGAGGGCGACCACCTTGCCGGACTCGGCGGCTTCGTTCAGGAGGCCGAACAGTGCCCCCGTCGAGGCCCCGTCCCCAGCGGCACGGACGCGCCGCTTGTACCCGCGGACCATCCGACCGTTCCGCACATACGACCTGACCTCGATATCTTCCACCTATCTGCCCCCCCGTCGCCGGGGGCTCCTGCGGCCCACCTCGGCCTCGTAGGCGTGGACCTCGTCGATAATCATCCGCTGGACGTCGCTGTTCCACACCTTGTCGGTCATCATCAGGGACGGGTCCAACTGTCGCCCCCCCTTCTTCATCTTCTTCCACAGCGCCTCGGGAGTCGACTCGATCCATCTGTCCAGGCGGGCAATGAGGCGCTCAAGAAGCGCCTCGTTTGTTTTCGTCGAGCCGCCGGTCACCTCGACTCGCAACTCTTTCGTCCGCGGGTCTTCCCGTAGACGCACCTCGATGGCACCCAAAGATGAGGCGATGATGGTGACGACCTGATCGGGCTGCGCCCTGTTCGGGCCCTTCGGGGTGATCTTCCCTATCGGCGGCGGCTTCTGCAAACCGGCAGCGATGGCGTCGAGCACTGCGTCTGTAGCGTCCTTGACCACGCCGCGCCGACCCTCGACGCGCCGCTTGTACCCGCGGACCATCCGACCGTTCCGCACATACGACCTGACCTCGATATCTTCCAACGCCACCGCCGTAGGCTCCTCCTCCGCCGACAGCAGTTCGGTCGCGGCTCCCTCGTCCGGCGAACCTTCTTCGACCTCGACCTTGTTGTCGGTTTCGGGTGGCGGGCCGGACGCGATAAGAGCGAGGCCGTCGCCGTCCTCGTACACGGGGAACCCGGGGAAGTTGCACGACAAGGCGGCCACAAGTCGGCGGCGACCACCGATCGGCCGCCAATCGCCCGACAAGGCGGACGCCCTCCCGGCGTACGCCAACTCTTCGCTGATCCCAGGGCGCGTCACCCCGGCAACCCAGATCCCGTGCTCGTCTTTCCCGACACGAACATCAGCCCACGCTGTACACGTCGCCGCGTACGTGTCCAAAGCCTGCTGTGCGCTCAGCGACACGTCGGCGTGTTCCCCACCGAGGAACAGCCGACCCACCCTCACGGCCGAGCCGTCGGCACACAGCACAGTGCCCCCCGTGTAGAACTTCGACAGATCGTCGTCCCGCGGCGGGTACACCTTCTTGCCGGTGATCCCCACATGGGGTTGATCCCACAGGCACAGGTGGCCGAAAACCTGCTCGAACTCGGCGTTGAGCGGCACCACCCGAATCCCCGTCGGTCGCGACAGGCGCGGGTTCGAGAAAGCGTCACGCGGCGGCTTCAGATCGCGCACCAGAGTCCCCGATGCCACGATCGTGTCGACCGTGACTTCCGTGTCGGGGAATGCGGGCATCGGACAGATCGTCGCCCCCGCAAGCTGGGACCGGGAGAACGCCTGACGCACCCCGAGCGCCTCCGTGTCACGGGAACTCAACGCGCACCCGCGCAGGTCGGCCGACACGCCTTTCACTGCCCTGGTCGTCAGCGCCAACAGGCAGTCATGACCGGCCTGATTGTCGATCAGATACCCCCACCCCGACACCTTCCCCGTCAACGGGTCGGTTTCGACGTGCCGCAACGAACCGCACACTCTGGCACCGTCATGCCCGGCCCCGCCCGTGGCGTCCTTGTACTGAAGGAACGACGGAAGCCCGGCCAGCTCGAACCCGGCACTAGCGAAATATCGTCCGTCGGGCGTGGGGGCGTCCAGCCACATCAACGGGTCGAAGTTGACTTTCGCGATCACCCCCTTCGGAAGGGGGATCTCCGTTTCGACGTTCAGTTCGACCGTGCCGAACGTGACATCGTGGGCGAGTTCAAGGGCGGTTTCATCGAACATGGCCGGGACTCTACGCCCCCAACCGTCTGGCCGACTAGGACTGATCGAGCCCGCCGTTCGGATCGCCGACGGTCGACCACGAGTCGACATGGGGCTCGGGGGCATTGAATCCGCCGGGCCCGGGAGGGAGTGCCCCCATGAGCATCTCTGGGGGGAGGTCGATGCCCCACGACGCCATCGCCGGGTTCGACAGCTTGATCCCCAGGAACCGGATGAACTCTTCTTCGCTCGGCCCCGAACTCTCGTCGAAACCGTGAGCCAGGCGCAGTGCGTCCCCGCCGAGCTGGCCGCGGTCGAACAACTGGCGGGCCAGGTCGGATCGGTTCAACCCGAGGGCGGCGCGGTCCACGTTCGGCCAGAACCTGCGGCGGCGAACGTCGGCCTCCGCCATCCCCTCGCGGCGAAGGACCGGCCACAGCACGCGGGTCGTCAGCAGGCCCGCTCCGGCGCGGCATACGGGCAGGATGTGGTCCCGCACGGCCGACTCTGAGATGTTCCAGGCATTCCACCGGTTCGCGTCGGCGACACTGGTTTGGGTTTCGATCGGGAGTTCGATCCCGTTCGCTATCGCCCGCCTCAGTTCGGCCCGGTGATTCTCCTCGACCTCGTCGAGGGATGTGTCGAGGATGATGTGGCGGATCTTCTCTCCCGCTTCTTCTGGGCCACGGAGGATGACCGGCATGGCCGCTGCTGACGCCCCAGGGTTCCGTATCGGGGACATGAACAGCTTCACCAGCATCTGCGTCAACGCGTCGCCGGACAGGGTTCCGGCGGACGCCTCAGGGTTCGCTACCGGCATTGACAGGCTGTTCGGAAGGAACAGGATTCCGACCGACGCGAGCCGCGACGTGATCTTCGCGAGGAGGGAGAGCTTCAGCAGCTCCAACTCGCGGCACTCGTTGAGGACGGACCGCAGCCCGGAGTCGGCGCTCCGCCGATACCGGGGGTGGGATCTCCAGAATCGGGTGACCCGCTTCTCTCGGAGGTCGAGGACTTCGCGCCGCCCAGTCTCGTCGACCCGCACCCACGCCCCGTTCGCTTCCTTGTACACCTCATCAGAAGAGAACACTTCGATGTCGTAGGACCCGTACTCGGGGGTGACGACCAGCACCCCCTCCCCGGCGACCGCCGTGTTGAGCCACAGCGACCGGAAGAAATCGTCCAGCCCGAGCCCCGACACGCTCTCCAGGATGGAGCGTTCCAGCCTCCCCGTCGAATGACCCCACGACCCGTCAGATCCTCGCTCCTCGACGGCGAGGTCGACCCGCGACGACAGGTTCCCCCCGACCGTCAGCGGGTAGTGGACCTCCCCGTGGACGTCGTAGAACCTCCACCCGTCGCGCTGCCATTCCTGGCTGCGCCTCCACCCGACCGCCCCAGCGACAGCGTCTTCCGACCCCAACTGGACGACTCTGCCCTCAATCACGGGGGCGGCGGTCGACTCGGCGACAACTGACTTCAGCGAACGGGCGGCCATGCGGCGAGACTAGGGGAGCGGGTGAATGGTGGGCAGGATGTCAGTCGAGCGCCCGACGCGCCTCACCGAGCTTCGCTCGCAGCGCATGATTCTCCATCACGAGTTCCCGCGCCCCATCAGGCGATCCGAGGCCCACTTCGACGAGGGCGGCAATCGCGGCGGAGCGCGTGGCGTCTGTCGACTCGGCGAAGTCGTCGACGCGGTCGATGATCGAAGGGGCCAGCTTTGTGCTGACAACATGGCGGCGTTCCCCGCGTCGGGGGGTTTGTGAGACTGGCACGGGCTCCTCCTGGTTGTCGACGTGTCCCATTCAAGGATATACCCTCCGGCCGCCAGGTGGACCCCGAGGGTCTAAGCTGGCGCACGATGGGTCTTCAAACCGTCGAGTTCGAGGTGTGCGGGCGGCCCGCCCCTCAAGGGTCGAAGTCGTACAAGGGGCACCATTCCGGCAAGCCCATACTGGCCGAGTCGTCACAGCACCTCACCCAGTGGAGAGGTGCCGTGGCTGGGGCGGCTCTCCTCGCAGCGTCGCAGGAGCCAGACGCACCCTTTGACTGCCCCGTTGAACTCAGTGTCGAGTTCCGTTTCGCCATGCCCAAGGTGCGGCGACGCCTCGGCCATGAACGGATACCCAAACTCTCGGCTCCGGACCTCGACAAGCTCGTCCGTGCTGTCGGAGACGCCCTCCAAGACGGGCAACTACTCGCCAGCGACGCCCGGATCGTCCGGCTGAACAACGTGGAGAAATGGGAGGTCACCGGATGGACCGGGGCCATCATCCGGGTAACAAGGTGGGTCGACATCCCCACCGATAACCAGAAGCACGCCCAACAGCGCAACCAGCAAGAGCGCCCCAAGGGCAGCTAGGGCGAGCATGCCCTCTCGGCAAGAGGAACGTGCTTCCCCTTACACCCCGGAGTCATCCGGCACGACCGCTTCGACTTCGGGGGAGCCAGGACCGGCATCCCGCACGCCGTACACGGAGACACCGGATATCCGGCACTGACACCAGCGAGCGCCGCAGTCACCTCAGCGGCCGTCGCCATCAGTCGGCCTCTTCAGCGTTGATGGCGTCGCACACCGCTTCGATGGCCTCATCGACCGTCCCGAACCCTCCGTATCTGTGGATCAGCAGCGTCCGCCCGTGTCGCGTCGGGTAGAACCGGACATCGGTGAGTTTCTGTTCGGTGACGATCAGCCGTGCCTCGATAGCGAACTGGTCGTCCGGCGTGACCCACGCCGTCCCGTTGTGATCGAAATCATCGGGTTGCAGCATCGTGAACCTCGCCTTCCTCTCGATAGAGCGTGTACGCGATCGCCGGTACCGTCATTGTGATCCCTCCGGCCAGCCGAAGATAGACCGTCGCTGGCGAGTGGGCGGACGCCTCGACGCTGATTTCCTCCACCGGGTACGGCATTTCGATGCCGTCGACGATCACTTTCGTCGTCCAGAAGGTGCGACCGGCGTTCGCTGTCGTGATGTGGATGGAGTCCAGCTCTCGTTCACCCCTCATGGAGTCGAGCCCGTGTCCGGGGTCGACCGACCTCATCTCCGCCTCCAGCCGACTCAGCGCCACCCACGACGCAGCGAAGCACGCCATCGACGCGGCAAGGGCCACGAAGCCGACCCATTCGCCGCACAGCATCACTGCCACAGCGACCGCCCCAAACGCTGCTCCCGCCAGCGCCCAAGCGATAGCCGCCCTGTCGTTCCCCGAACTCACCGCGACTCCTTTCTCAACACCAGCAGTGTCGAATAGTTCTGTCTGGCGTGAACCTGGGGACGCCCCTTCGGCTGGGCCCTGTGCCCTGGCAGATGGAACATGTCGACCAGTCTGACCCCCCTGAACTGCTCTGCGAAATCGGCAAACACGCGTGGCTGCCAGTGGACCCTGCCCGACGCGACCTGTGCCTGACACTTGACCAGCAAGAACCCTCCCGTTTCCCGACTCCCTGTCTTGCCAGGGCGAAGAACCCTGAGGCATTCCCTGATCCCTTCGCGAGCGAGATTGTGGGTGGCCTCGACTGAACGGTACGCCTCCACCCCGTACTCGGCATCGGACTCCGACGGCCCAGCCCCCGTCGATGTTCCTGAGAGCTTGTACGGGGGGTCGAATACGACAGCGTTGAACCGGCCGTCCGGGTAGTCGAGCGCCGTGAAGTCCATCGGGCCGTCGGGGGCCTTCTCTGGGTTGAGGTCATGTCGCCGAAACACACTGGGGTCGGGGCTCCACTTTCTCCAGAACCTCCCGAGCCCGTACGTGCAGTCGAGCGTCTCCCATGTCGAGTTGAGGTAGCCGAGGGTGCTGGCGTTGAGGATGAGGTCGGCGTTCGATGAGCCTCCGATTGCCATGATCGGCCCTTCTTCCCCATCCGGCTCGATCCCGTAGTCCGCACAGATTGTCCGGAGCTGGGGGTGGGAGGCGACGGCTGCGGTGAGGCGCTCGGCTGTCTGGGGGAGCGCCCCGGCCCATTCCCATTCGCCGCAGGCTTCCTGGTGTCGATGAAACTCCGAGAACCGTGTCCACCCGTCGTGTGACCTGTAGGCGATTCTGACGGTCAGGTAGGCGGCGGCCGACGTGAAGCTGGTGATCTCCATCGTCACAGTCTACCCATGGTGCGCCGTGTAGACGTCACGGCCCCGTGACATGACCCCCGACGCCCCGGTCACGAGTAGCGCTCCCAGAGGTCGAGGGCGTTGACCCCGGTCAATCGTTCGTGCGCGTCGATCACGTCCTGCGTGCGGATCGACAGGCGGTGCAGCTCCCGCTCGACGAGGTCCCATTGCTCCTCGGTCAGCTCGGGCAGGTCATCCCAGCGGACGACCTCGTCCCACTTCAGGCAGCGCAGCAGGGCGTGCAGCGCGAGGGCGACGGCGTGCGCCGAGCCGAACGTTGGCGTGGTCATCGGCGTGCCACCTGCTGGGCGAACGCCCAGAACTCGTCGGGGGTCGCGTCGATCGTCCACCACGACTCCCATACGCACGGGTCGCCGTCGTCGTCTGCGTACCAGCAGTCGTTGAACTGCCTGATCCCCTCGTCGTCCTCGTGCCCTTCGGTCCCGCAGATGCTGACCCGCCGCAACCTTGACGTGAGCCACGCGATCAGAGCGTTCTCGCTGCGAACCGGTTTGAACACCTCGGTGAGCCATGTGACGGTCCCCCAGAACACCAGTGGGTCGTCGTCAATCCCCTCGAAGATCGACTCCCAGTCCATGCCGTGCAGCATCGCCTCAGCCGCGACCCGGCACGGCACGTCACCGGCGACGGTCGGCCGGTACTCGTCGGTCCAACGGTCGTCTCCGATCACCCTGGGCAGCGGATGCGTCGCCCTCCGGCCCGAGGTCTGGCCGCATGTGAACAGGCTGGTCAACTCGTCGCACACAGCGATCATCAGTCGCTTGTTCTGTTCTGGGACATCCGCCCACGGGACGGCGGATTCCGGGCGAGTCACGTACCCATGCTCAGATGCCAGCCGTTCGTACGCCTCGTGGAACGATTCGGCGAGTTGCTCTGCGGAAATCATCGGGTCTGCTTCATGCACTCGGCGATCAGGTCAGGATCGGGTCGTTTGGTGCAGGCGACGGCGAGGTTGTGGGCGCGACGCAGGTCGACGTACGCCCCGATGACGAGTTCAACGATCTCCGTGGGCCACTCGCCGGGCCAGTCGTCATCGAGGCTTTCGATGGCAGTCAGCGCCGCCAGCCGGGCATGTTTGATCGCAGCGATCGCCGCTGCTTGTTCGTCGGTCATGGTTTGCTCCTGTCGTGTGGTTCGCCGAGTGTCGGCGTGGTGGTCGAGGTGGTAGGCGAGGTGGCACGCCTGGCACATCGCCATGAGGTTGGCGGGGTCGCAGTTCTCCGGCGCGTGGTCGAGGTGGGCGACAGTGGGCACCACGGCACTGCCGGTCGACGGGTGCGGCTCGCTTACGCCGAACATCTCAGTGAGGATCTGTTCGGCGTCGAGGAACCCGCTGTGGTACTGGCCGCCGCGGTTGTCGCACCCGCATTCTTTGGTGGCGGCGTCTCTGTCTGGTTGGATTTCGATCGACCCGCGGACATTCGGGGGGAGCGCCCCCAACGCGACCGCCAGGCGGTTCGCACCATCGGACTGTCCGTGCCAGTCGCACAGGTCCGCGATCGCGAAGCATGCATCGCAGTTGCTCGGCTCGTTGCGGTTGGGTTCGATGTACTCGCTCATGTGAGGTCTCCTGTGTCGAGTTGGGTGATGCACGGATCGGCGGGCCAGTTCCCGTAGCGACGAGCGCACGCCTGGCATTCGATGAGCCGCCACCACTTGGTGTTGCTGAGGTCGTCGTGGTGCGGGGAGGCGACGCAGGACAGGTACGAGTCACCGATGGCGATGACACGGCGCTCGCAGCCGCCACGAGAGCAGTACCGGACGCGCCGGCTCCTGCGGATCGTGCGCCAGATCACGCTGCCCCCGATTCGCCCAGGTCGATGGTGGTGACACACGGGGACGAAGGAATGGCGGGCAGGTGAGCGTTGGCCGAACGGCATGGGGCGGTGGCCTTCAGGGCGGCGATCAGGTCGCGGCGGTCGATGGTGGCGCGCATCAGTCGAGCAATCCACCGCAGTGGGACATGCCTGCCGAGACGGCGAGGCGGTGGATCAGACGCCGCACGGCCGTGGGCCCGTAGTGGGCGACGGCGACGGCGGCGGCGAACAGGGCGAGGAAGGCGAGGACGCCAAGCGGGGTCTCGTTGGGGTTCACTCCGTGACCGCCAGCATCCGGTCCACGAACTGGTGGGCCTCAGCGCGGAGTTCGTCGACCGTGGGGGCCAACCTCTCCCAAGCGGCGGCCCCAGCGGCGTCCCCAGCGGCGGCCCAAGCGGCGGCCCGAGCGGCGGCCCCAGCGGCGTCCGCAGCGGCGGCCCAAGCGGCGTCCCGAGCGGCGGCCCAAGCGGCGGCCCCAGCGGCGGCCCCAGCGGCGTCCCGAGCGGCGGCCCCAGCGGCGGCCCAAGCGGCGGCCCAAGCGGCGGCCGCGTCCTG